CTTCTTCATACTACCCCAAATTTCAGCACGTTTGTTTAGGTACTTGATATTGGACTCTTCCGGGTCGTGGTTGTCTGAGCGACCGCCGAAGGTTACCTCGTAGACAGGGACCCCCATGTCCAGTAGGATGTCAATCACCGCACCGCCGATATTGCCACCGTCCACCATGACTGCAGCTGCGCTGTACTCAACATACGCATTGAAAACCTGGGTGGCTAATTCAGTGGAACGGATTTTCTGGAACACCCTTGGGGCGCGGGAGCGAGCGTCTCGTCCTTGGCGCGGGTAGATCACTGATTTGTCATCGCCCATCCTGGCACAGTCAACGCCGAGGACTACGGGGAAGGGGTTGTCGGTAGGTAGTGGTCGAGCGACGGCCTCGCGAGCTAACGTTAAGGAGATAAAGCTAGATGCATCCACCCGAGGAAAAGTCCCCAAGATACGAACACGAACAAAATCATGATCCAGTCCGTAATCTTCGATCCACTTATCAATCTTGGCTTTATTGGTGATGGAGACAGTTCTAGCATCAACTGCTCGAGAGTGCCATCTGTGGGCAAACTTTCCTCCGGGGAAACATTCACGGAACCTGCCAATAGCTTTATTCGGGTTTCCAAATACGCACCAGATGATTTCGGTGTTGGCATCAGTCAAAGCTCCCTCGGTTGTTTCCCAAATTATGTCAGCGATCTCAGACGCTTCATCGAATACGATCAGTAGGCGCTTGCCTTTATTATGCAATCCAGCAAACGCTTGTGGGTTCTTTTCACTCCAGGCAATTGCGTCAATCCGCCAGGTAAGTGCGTGGTCCGGGTCTACGGAGAAGCGGGCTGTGGCAGTTAGTTTGAACAATGGGGCTGCGAGAGAAAGGCGATGCCACTTAGCGAACTCGGCCCAGGTCTTGGTCTTCAATTGATTCTCGGTATTTGCAGTGACGATCCCCTTCATGTCTTCCAGGGTTGACTGAGCCCAGTCCATCAGCCACGACACTACAGCTGACTTACCGATACCGTGGCCGGAAGTAGTGGACTCCTGGATGATGTCAGTTTCAGCCACTTCACCTTGCGCCAAAACTATGGCCTCGCGGATTGATACCACACCTGAACCCACTGAGGTAAGGAGTTCCCGCTGCCAAGCTTCTGGCCCGTCAAACGCTTCCAATTCACTACCCGGCTCGCCCCAAGGGTACGCCCACATGACGAAACCAAGGGGGTCAGCTGAGTACAGCGCAAGACGGTACATGAGTTCGTCTTGATCGTCCGGAGTTAAATCAGTGATAAGCATAGCCATTAAGTAAGTACCTCACCCTCAATCACTGTTGGGTTAACTAATCTAGCTTCCGCTGCCGCAGCTTCTATACGCTCACGGGCTTTCTTTAGGCCGTCAGCCAATCCTACCTTTACGTTCACATTAGTGGAACTGGAGGGGCCATGTCCGGTACGATCCGCCATACGGGAGGATAGTTCCATTAACTGGGTGATTGAGAAACCTTCAGGGTCCTCATCAAGGCGGTCGGATAATTCATTAACTGCATCCAAACCAAGTCCCGCCATCCGCTCATGCATTCCCATGTACGCGTCGTCAACTTTCACTGTGTAGAAGCGAACCAGTTCCATGAAGCTGGGATCGGACTTGAGGATGGAAACGCGAGAGGCATTGTAGCCGATAAGGATCGCGGCATCACCGTCGCTTATGCCACTGGCGATAGCTCTCGCTAGGGCATGGTGCTTGGCGCGGAGTTTCTTAATAGGTTCGGCAACTGTCCCACGCTCATCCTGCAATGAGTCCAAGTGGCCCTGGGTAAGAGGTCCTGCGACAACGGCAGTTATGTGCTTGCTGGCTCGCCCTGTGAGTCGAAGGCCCAAGTCCCGCGCTGTCAGGTTCATATCAGGTAGGTTGTCAAAATCCATCGGGGGCACTCCTTTCAAGTTCCCGCTAAGATAGCGCAGGTCCGGCCCGCTTGTCAAGTGTTTTCTCCGCAGGAAGGTATGGTCATTGGACAAGGGTAAGGAGCCATACCAACTGAAAATGCTCAGAAATTCCGAAAGGTCATCCCCCCGCGCATGAGGGCGGGTACCGGCGAAAGTACCCCCCAGCTTTTCCACGAATGAACTACACAAAAAACCTGTGGGTTTGACCGGGTTACACCGGTGAGTGGTAAATCAAAATTCAACCGGGGCGAGTGGTAATTGAAAATTAAATGCAGTGGGACTGTCGATTGTGCTTGCGCGATTGTGGAAAGTATGGTCTTATACTTGCAAGCGGCGGGGTTGTCTCGTTGTTATTTAGAAAGGATATAAAGTTATGTTAGTTACATTAAAAATCAACGGTCAAGAAATACAAGCGGATACCGATAAGTTCCACGAGTCTTGGATTGCCAAGTGTTTGGCGTATGGCACACGTAGGCTGCCGAATGATACGTATTCGGGTGAGAAGGGTGCGACCAAGTTTGACCTTGTAAGCAAGTTGATTGCGGACATGGAAAGCGGGGAACCGGCTCCGGTACGTGTTCAAGGTAGCGGACGCAGTCCCGCCAACCCGGTCGAGTCACTTGCACGCAAGAATGCCAAGGCGGATTTAACGGGGATGTTCCGGGCAGTTACCGGCGCGACTAAGGCCCTTGACTTCCTTACGCATGATAAGTGTGCCCCGTTCTTTGTTGGAGGGGAAAAGGAAGATGGGAATTTATTCGCAACGTGGAATGAGGTCACGGTAACTGCGTGGATGGTCAAGCAAAAGGACAGTGGGAAACGGGATTACATGCAAGACGCGCAAGTGATTATTGACTCGGCGAATAGTGCGGAGTCCGATTTAGACTTCTAATCCCCGGCAGTTATCGGTATGGTCAAGGCCCTTACAATTGACGTTGTGGGGGCTTTGGCTTGTTCGGGCCACAATTACCCCCGGCACCACACCACACGTCACACACGGCCCGGCATTGCCCCCCACCATCGACTCTATATATATACACCACCCCAACCACCGCCAACCGGGCAAACAACAGTATGCCTGATCCCCACCTGATCGTGGTAACAACCCCACCTGATCCAGCCCTCATTTCCCTGATACTCCGCGTTTTCGCACAAGTACCCATGTACCCCCTTAAAGTATGGCTCCTGCCCCGGCGGAGGTCTTGTCCGTCAGCCATACCGTACAGCTGGACCATACTAAGTTTCTTTCTTTCAGTTAGTAATTTTTTTTTTTTTTAGGAATATATTCCCCCCCCCCCCCAGTGGATAGGTATGGCTCCTGCCCCTTGTCCGACAGCCATACATTACGGACACATACGGGTCGGGGGGTAAAATAGGGGATTACCAGACAAATGAGGTACATACCAGACGTGCATCTTACCCCGATCAGGGCGGTATCAGGTCACACGTTACGACCATACCGCCCCACTGGTAATAGTGCTTGCATATTACCGTTGGTTGTGGTATGTTTACATCACGATCAAGAACGGGGGCGGCGTGGTGTTGCCCAGTGAGGTCGTGTAACATACATACAATGGAGTAGATACAATGACGAAAGCTAAATTATATTGGTCCAACTCAGTCGATGAAGACCTTATGGTAATGACTGAAGACATTGCCGAAGCACAATACGATAATCAAAACAAGTTGGGCGTGAGTATTATCCAAGGTGATGGAAAGGGCTCAGGCCCTTTTATTATTGTTGGGGAATTGCCCCCGGTTGTTCGTACAGAGTCTCGGGCGGCAGAAATTAAAAAGATGCCTGATGCCCATAAAGCATATGACATCATGCAGATGATTGGCGACCACACGGATTTTGAAGACTGTAAGGAATTTAAACTCTTTGCTTTAGAAATTGCCGAGACCCTTGGCCCGGATCATTGCCAGACGCTGTACCGTTTGGCAGTCCTTGCAACCAAGTTGGCGTAACTCACTCGGGGATCAGGTGTAATGCTTGGTCCCCGCATTTACTCGAAAGGATAATACAATGGCTTACAGGATCAACGTATCGCGGGCAATTCCCGGCAAGGCTGGACGGTACCTGCGCTTCTTCTCAACTGATAGGGAAAGTACTCAAGACTTACGTGAGATGGCCAATGTTTACCATTCCCTACTCACCAAATACCCCGAACCAGAGTATAAAGTCATTATGACTGAGTGGAATACTTGCGGCACAGCGGTGCCGTTGGAAACTATCGCCAACGCTTTTGAACCAATATACTGAAAGGATAATACCATGAACAACACCGCCACACCACAGCTTGAACCAGAGGCTAAGGGTAACAAACTATATACTGATATAATCGACTTATGCAACAAGGAGGCCGATATTTCATTAGGAGAAAAAATGTTCACCCTTGCCAAAGTCGTTAAGTCTATAGAGTACTCCGTGGAGGAAGAAAACCCTGGGGTTGGAAAAGAATTTCTTGCCGACTTTATTCATATGCTGATAAAGATTGGGGCGGGAGTGAGATAGCCTTACTCTCAACCCTTCGAGCCTCGTAGTGGCTTGGACCTTATGCCCCGGTGCACAGTTGCATGGCGGGGCATTTGGCGTGCCAGCTTACAGAGCCCTCTCTACAAAAGAGGTCTAAAAGGAGTTCATCTGCTGCAAAAGGGTCAGATGAGTCGTTAAGCGTGCGGTGTTGTAGCACTGAGGCTCAGAGCGAACTAAACGAGGCGTCCATTGCAACGCCTACAATTTTGGATTAGTTCTGTAAGCTGGTATGTTAATTATTATCAACGACCCTATGAAAGGAGTCATTATGAAAAACGAGTCATTAAAAATTCTATTACTCGATGATCAAGTACGTGTTATTGCAGTCACGTATGAAAAAATTGATTATAATGCAGATACGACCAAGATGAGACAATTCAGCCCTGCGTACTTATCTTCAGGTAAACTACCTGAGGGGGCTATGTTATTCAAAACCACAGACCCAGACATCAAGGTAGGCACGTTTGTCATAGTTCCAACCAATACTCGCCATGGAATGACAGTATGTAAAGTTGTCGGCGTGGATGTGGATGTTGATTTTGACAGTTCAACGGAAGTATACTGGGTTGTCGATAAAGTTGACACAGCCCCGTTTGAACAAATACGGCAAGACGAGGAAAGGGTATTACTTTCCATGAAGGCAGTCTCTGACAGGAAACGTCGGGAAGAAGCTCGGGCATCCTTCATGGAGGGAATGCCTGATGATGTAAACCAACTGAAACTTGGTGG